TAGAGAAGATCTGAATATCCAGAATATCTTCGATCACCTCACGACGATGTGCAGGAGTCAGTTGCATAAATGGAACAAAGGTGGATGATCCAAGAATAACAACCTGAGTAAAACTCTTGAAGTTCATCTTTAGAACATTCTGCTCCAACCACTTCTGCTGATCGGAAGTAGCTGCAACTTGATCCACGAGTTTGCCATCTCGATAGATCTCAAACTTATTAGGTTTGATTCCCCTAACAACCTTCCAACCTATGCGTCCAAGAGTAAATTCAATTTCAACTAAACAATCTTTTTCATTGATAGAATTGACTAGTTGAGGTTTATTGATTTTACGAAAAGGTTTATTAAAAAGAGCAAAACAAATAGCATCCAACAGAGTTGATTTACCAGCTCCATTAGATCCTTGAATAAGAGTAGATGAATTTTTATCAAGACAAATTTCGGTGAAATGATTTCCAGTAGAAAGGAAATTTTTCCAACGAATAGCATTAAAAACAATCATAATGGAGGAATAACAATGTCGTCAGATTCTATAAAACAATAATTGTACCCATATGCAGAGCAGTTTTGAGCGATGACATCTTCATCTACTTCTGTAACTTCTAGAGACTCATTAAAATCATCTGCTTCTAAAAGACCATGATAGCGAATGGCATCATCCTCATTCTCAAAAATTTGGACAGTTTTTAGACCGTCCTTGTTACGGACGGCATATACTCCACCATGTTTTTTTGAGACTAGGATATACATCAGACCTCACATGCTTCTAGGTATAGTGTTTTAACTACATTTTTAATGGAGTCTCGACTAATCGAACACTCAACTTCATCTATATATTTCTCTAGTAAAGTTAGAGTATCTTCGGTTTCCACATCATCTGAAGTTCCCTCAAACTCAATGGAAAGATCTTCAATAATTTTCAGATCAGCTACTCCAGTATCATACAGCATTTTAACAAGTCTGTCAAATTTTAGTTGATCTTCCTTATTCTGAACGATCAATTTAACATACTTACCCGACATAGAACTTACATCAGGGTATTCAGTCTTGTCTTCATAGATGATCTTCTCAAACATCGTGTATGGATTTCGGTAAAACTTCGTCTCTAAAGTTTCAGTATCGAATACATGAAATCCCCTACGAGATTGATAGTCATTCCAATACAGTTCGTATGGATTACCTAGGTAGTGAATATTTCCTTTATTGGACTTGGAATGATAATGACCAGAGAACACTTTATTAAATTTCTTAAAGGGTTCGCTATCAATACCATGTTCCATTACATGTCCAGGGTGAGCCTCAAAACCGTTAAACTCAAGATGGCCCATGCAGATAGGAGACATAGATTTTTCCAAAAGTTCATAAGTTCTGGATCTTGTCTCATCACATATCCAAGGGATCCCAAGTATAGACAGATCACCAAGAAGGAATTCAGTAGGGCCATCAATAATCTGAATGTTTGCATACTCTCCCAAGAGGAGAGATGGGGCATTAACTCTGAGAGTGTTTTTATAGTAGATGTCATGGTTTCCAACCAGCATGGTCATTTGTACTCCCATGTCGGCAAGAGGTTGAAACCACATCTCTTTTGCTGCTTCTAGGGAATTGAAATTGATTGATTTACGACGATCAAATGTATCACCAAGACAAACTACATGTTTAATCTTGCTCTTCCTAATGAAGGGAACTACTACATTATTATAGAATTTTTTGTAGTATTCAACATAGATCAAAGAGTCATTTCGTACTCCGAAATGTTGATCAGTGATTAACAAAACTTGCATATCAATATCGAGAAGAATGTTGAATGTTTGATTTGATTTGATTATAGTCCGATTCGGACCCACCAGAGTCTGAGGAAAACACTTCCTCAAATCCTGTTCTTTCAATTAACTTATCCTTAATATCCATTTGTCTTTTCTCTTTTGCAATTCTCCTAAGGAAGGCAAAGTAAATTACCTGAGTAAAGTATGCAAATGGATTACTAGATTTCTCTGGATCGAAGTTATCGATATATTGTAAACAATTTTCAATACCATCGCAAATCATATCATCCTTGTACATGTAATTAATGAAGTTTGGACGATATGATAAGTGTGTTGCGATCTTAAGAAAACATTCTCCTAAAAAGTTATTAACCTTTGGTTTAGGTTCACCATTTTCTTTAGCAATCGCAACACTTTTACGGTATTCGATAAGAGCACGAAGGAACTCTTTATTGTCTAGATAGTGTTGCTTTTTTCTTTCTGCCATGTTTTGGTGTAGATTTGTTTGCAGTATAACAAAGAAAAAAGAACCTGTCAAGTGGTAGGGGGCTTGACAAGTCCTGAAAATCTGTGTACAATAACTCTGCTCAGGGTTAAAGATTAATATTAGCTTTCATTAAAGATCTTTTCTAACTTAGATCTTAAATCATCTACTTTACCAACTAGCCCCATTTCAGAATCTAATTCAACTCTTTTTTCTTCTAGAGTATCTTCATTATTTTCTTTTTTCCAAAAGAGATCGTACATAGCAATAAGTTCAGAAGATAATCCAGCAATTGTTAATATATCCTTTTCTCTAATTACATAGAAATCTTCATCGGAGAAATGCATCCATTTATTGAATCCAACTCCTTTAACGGTTTTATCTTTATCCAATTGTTTGACAATAACATTAACTTCCAATGGATCTGAAACATAGACTAATGTTTCTCCATCTTCTTCTATAGCAAAACCTTTACCAATGATTTGCTCACCAGATACAAGTTTTGCTATAAAGTGAAATTCCTCATCATGACGGATATAATTAATCATAGGACTCTTTTAGTTTAACATCTATAATTTCATAGTCGAACTTTTCTTCATTGTAAATTTTAACTCTCTCAACTAAATGATTCAGTGTGAAATTTTTCAGATTGTTGTTTGATATATCATCAGCAATATCATAAAGAGTTGCTTGACTTTTGTTCTCACCTTTTCGGAGAACACGACCTATAGATTGAAGATTTCTAACTCTGGACTTTGATGGTGATGCAAAGATAACATTATGAAGATTACGAATGTTAATACCAGTAGAGAATGTTCCGTAACTAGCAACAATAATTGCATTCTCTTCCTGTTCGCAAATCTGTCTGGCAGATTCTCTTTCTTCAGTATCTACACCACCATGAATGAAGAATACCTTGCGGGTATCGCCTACCTTACTATTTATGAGGTCGTAAAGTATCTCCCCATGCTTCTCGACATAAGAGAAGAGTACTAGTGTGTTTCCGCTAATGTCTCGACACAAATTGCGAATTAATTTATTTCTTCCAGGGTGTGAGATGATGTAATCCATCTCTTCCTGATACGAATTGAACTTGGTAAACTTATGCTTGAGTAGAAGAACTTTAACCTTAAGTTTACTTAAGTGTCCTTGTTTCATCAAATCATTAGTTTTAGTGACTTGATTGCACTTACCAAAGATTCCTTCAAGAACTAACTTGTTTGTGAAACTTCCATCAAGAGTTCCTGTGAATCCAACGCGGTATTTGCAGTCGTGAAGTTTATTCAGAATCCCAGTAAGTGATTTTGCTTTTGCCAAGTGTGCCTCGTCAACGATCACAGCATCAAAGCGATTGAACCACTTCTTATCTTCTTTGTAGACAGATTGCCAAGTGGTGATGACCACCTGAGCATCAATACCATACTTCTCTCTACCAGAGTAGATCTTGTGGCAGTAAGCATCTGCCTTCCAACCATAATCCTCAAAGTCCTTGTACATCTGTTCAACCAGAGAAGTGGTCGGAACAACAAGTAGCACATTCCTTCCAGCATCGACATGGTATCTAAGAATCGAATAAATCATCAGAGATTTACCAGATCCAGTGGGAGATAGTAGGAGTCTTCTATTGTACTTGAGTGCTTCATAGATTGCTTTGTATTGATAGTCTCTGACCTTGTGAGGCATCCCTAGAGACTTCACGAAGGATACGACACCTTCAGCAGATACAAAGTCATTTTCCTCGTGTGGATGCCCGTAGAACTTGCACTCCTCAAACTCATAAGCATATCCACGCTCATAGCACCATTCGGTTAGGTAATCAATTAGACCACAATATAACTCCCCTGTTCCTGGGGAGTACAATCTAATCTTGCCATCCCAAACGCGATTGCGAAACTGTGGCATAAATTTGGCGTTTGGGACATCAAATGTAAAGTATTCTGCTAGTTCAACATTAATGTGTGGTTCTGCTTCAATCTTTAGATAAACTTCGTTCTTCTTGCGAATCTTTAATTGCATTCTATACTCCCGACTTAAATCTCTCCCACTCGATTGCATTCTTAATTTGATAGGAGCGATTATTCACCATCTTTAAGATGCTATCCAAGTAAGTGAGCATCTGATCTATGTAGTCTATTTTATACTGTGCCTTCTGAATATCTTCATCGGCATCTAAAAACATTTCGACCTCATCCTTAGTTGTAAGTTTGAGGTCAAATGGAATTTCTTTATAAATTTCTTTGGGTGCTTTGCCCTTGTAATACTTCCACTTATCTCGAATAAGTGTTTTTAATTTGTACTCACTTTCTTTTTTGATAAGAGTAAATGTGTTATACAAATCAAAATATTTTTGATGAAGTTGTGGAACTCTTAGGGATTCTTCGCAAAGGAGATCTGGATCCATTTCTGAGTCCTTTTTCCACATCTCCTGAATTTGTTCAATGTTCATAATGACTCCTCAGTTATCACTATTATATCATAAACCTTCTGGATTCCAATTGCTGAGTGTTTTTCTTTCTCCGTTTGGTGTTCTGAGTTCGTAGTATGCATACTTAAATGATACCCTAGCAGTCATATAATTATTATCGCCTATAGTTGCATCAAATTCTAAAGTTGATAAACTAACTGGAAACATGTTTATGAATACTACATGAAAATTGCTAGTTAAATTATTTGTTAATACTTGCAGTGTTCCATCACTGAAAATATTTCTTTCATTTTTTATACTAGTTGCTTTCTCAAACTCTCGTCTCTCCTCAAAATCATATGGAACACCCAATGCTCTCATCCAGTTATGGATTTCTAGATAATTTTCTAGATTCTCATCAACCAGGAATTGCATATCAAAATTTCCATACTGAAAATTACCTTCAATAGGATAACGAATAAATGGAGTTGGAATACTTACCTCACCAATAGTAATATCTGGAATGCTAGTGGACTGGCACAGATACGATGTTTTAGGTGCTTTCTGAATAGAAAACTTAAAACCTATTGGAGATAGGTAATTGTTGTTTTTTATTTGTTGCTCATACCAATTAGCAGCCATGTCAACTTCCCAAGCTAATAACTATTTATTCCCAATAAAAAAGGGATCCCGAAGGATCCCTTGAACTCAATGTGAATGAATCACATTAGGTTCTTAACTAGTACTCGTCTGTAGTAGACATTAGCATTAGCGGTAAGAGCACCAGCACCTGCGGTTAGACCCTCTGCGAATGGGTTAGCAACCATTCCGTAACGAGTCTTAAAGCCGATCTTAGGCTGGAAGGTGTCCTGACCAACGGCACGAACCATTTGGAGAGGAACATATGGGCAATAGAAGAGACCAGCATCATAAGGTGAGGTTCCCTTATAACCCATTACATAGAAGTGGTTGTTGGAAACATTTGCCGAATAAGGATCAACATAGACCTTAATACGACCGTTTAGAGTACCAACTAGAGTTGAGGAAGTATCATCAACACCAGCAAGACCATTGTTACCAGCAAGAGCAGGGGTGTAATCAAGAACACCAGCCATTCCGAGAGCACTTGCAACATCTGCTGAACAGATGATGAAGTTACCCTTGCCACGACGAGTTTGCTGACCGATTGCGTTTGCATCACGCTCGATCTGGAATAGAAGACCCTTGAACTTCTCAAC